ACGACATCCAAATAATTTAAAGATGCCGTATTGTCAGGGGAGATTTTACAACTTATGCCTTTTTACTGGCATTTTATGCAAAAATTTGAAAATAATTTTTTAACTTTATGTTTCATAAAGATTTTTAATTGACAAAAAAAGACCTTTTACCAAGATTAAAAAGGCAAAAGCAAGTAAAAGATAGCGGAAGAAGTTGAATACAACCATCATATGCGTAAATGTTTGTGGAGCTGTATTAATAGCGGTTACATACTCCCCAAAGATTAACTTTTGCTGAAGATAAAAAGCCCATGGCAGAGCGCAAAGACAGGCAAAGATACCTGTTTTAAAATAGGCTTTATCTCTGTTGTAGGTATAAGCACTAAATATAAGTGATACACTGCCTAAAAGTAACAGCGCAGTTCTTACAAAAGTGTTTGGACACAGCGCATAGGAGTTTGTTGCAAATATAAACAGAAGGATCAGCAGAATGCTGAATTTTACTATCTTGCTGTAAGTATCCATCCATGAATGCCTCAAATTTAGCTTAAATTTATTACGGCCACCAAATGGGGCCGATCGTTATCACAAAAATTGTTAGTTAATCATTGTAGTTAGCCTGTAACATTAGGCTACAAGTTTATATTAACTTGTTGGGCTTCAATTGAACCGAAAATTTATGTGATGTTGATCGGGTCGATTTGTTTGCCGTATAAATTTATTTGAAATTGTACCTAAAAATTCCTAGAATAACACATACTTGTGCTACCTTAGCTCAGTAGGTAGAGCAACTGATTCGTAATCAGGAGGTCGCCAGTCCGATTCTGGCAGGTAGCACCATTGCCAGCTTTACAAATCATCGTTTCGCATAAATAAGCCTTTCTTTTATTTTATTAAATCAAAATTTTAATTAAAAACTTAAAAAAGTGGTTACAAAAATAAGTCACGAAGTGTATAATTTTTTATAGTTAGAGCATCGAACTAAAATTAGAATAACTTATTATACAAAAGAGATACAAAATATGGCTGAAAATGTAACCGACAAAATGCTTGTAAAGCTGATAAATACAAGCATTGATAAGGATAGAATGATTACTGATATAACAGGGTTAGCAGTAATTGTTCGTAAAGCATCGAACTGTAATAAGATCTACTTTAAGTTTAGAAAAGTTAAGCATGGAAAGCGAACTGATGTACCGTTAGGCACTTATCCTGAGATTTCAATAAATGAAGCAAGAAGTAAATACTTTGACGCTTTGACAGCGTTTAAAGAAAATTCTTTGGTAGTTGTAAAAAAAGCAGATACCTTTGAGATTGCTTGGAAAAGTTTTATAGATCTAAAGTATAAAAAAATTAAGTCAAGCACTGCTGAAAAATACGAAAGTAATTACAGAACACATCTTTTTAAACTTGCAAAAATGCAGTTAAAAGAACTGACAGCTGAATACATACTGAATTTTTTGCAAGCCTACATTCATTCAGGTGAACTTGGAACAGCAAACAGATTAGCTAATGTAATTAGTAATGTTTTAGATTTTGCCGTTTTTCAAAAGAAAATACCAGTTAATCCTATTCGTGGTATTGAAAAGTATTTACCGCAAGCAGAAGTTGTACATTATGACAGCTTTAAACTAGAAACATTAGAGCAGGATATGACACAGCTTTTTGTCGATATGCAAGATTGCAGTAAAACAATTCAGCTGCTGTTGTATATGTACTTTTTTACATTACTTCGTTCCGTTGAGCTGAGAAGTGTCAAACTAAGTGACATCAATTTAGACGATTGCTCTATGACTGTAAAAACAAAAACAATGTCTGCATTTAAAGTCGCTCTTTGTAGTCAAGCTATGGATATTGTTAAGTATCTGATTTCAGTTCATAAGCCTATAAATGATTATCTGTTTCAGGGTAAAACTGGCATGATCTCAGAAAACACTTTAAGTAAGGCTTTAAAAACAAACGGCTACAAAGATAAATTGCAAGTACATGGAATTAGAGCTTGTGGGCGCCAGTGGTTGCAAACATTACCTTATGCTAAAGAAAGTATTATTGAACTGTGCCTATCTCATGTTGTAGGTAACAAGGTTCAGCAAGCATACAATCGCAGTACATATTTTGATGAACGAAAAGTTTTAATGCAAGAATGGGGAAACTTTATTGAGAGTTGCGGTGACTATAAATCATTGTTACAAAATTAAAAATAGGAAATGACACACTGAAAGTAGTTTTATAAGCTACCAGTGTATTTAATCGAAAGCCTTAGCTTGTAAAGAGCTAAGGCTTTTTTTATGGGTGTAAATATGATCGAACCTCCTAAAAATTTTACATCTGAGCAACTGTTTTTATTTTGCGGTTTTATATCTGCTGTCTTATCTAGTTTGGTAAGACTTATGAAAAACAAAGCTAACTTCACATCTTTTTATTGTGTTACACGCTCCGTTGTTGATGCCTTAACCTGCGCTTTATTGTCTTATGGAATATTTTTAATACTTCACCAGTATTGGGATATTTCAACAAGTTCAATGATCTTTATTGGAACATTCGTAGGCTCTTTAGGTTCAACAACAATCATCATTTTAGCAAGTACAGCTCTTAAAAAATGGATAGGTTCAAATGAAAACAATCAGCGATAAAGGTTTGAAATTCATTCAGATAAACGAAGGTGTTGCTAAAGGCTCTTTTGATGGTCAGAAGTTCAAAAGTTATTTTGACAAAATCGGCAATAAATGGACTATTGCCTGGGGACTAACTTATATCAACGGTAAGCCTGTGACAAAAGATACAGTCCTAACAATCAATGAAGCAAACATCGCATTTAGACATCACTTAAGTTCAAATGAAAAGGCAATTAACGATTTGATGATTAGAGATTCAATCGTACTTACTCAGAATGAATTTGATGCGCTTGTGGATTTTGTTTACAACCTTGGAAACGGTCATGCTGATTGTGATGTATGGAAAGCTGTTAAGACACATGATGCTTCTAAAATTGAGCAAGCATTTCTAGCTCATAACAAAGTAGGCGGTAAATACAATCAGAGTTTAGCTAACAGACGAAAGAAAGAAAGCGCTTTATTTACTCAGGCAAGATATGGAAGTTATTAAGGCAGAAACTAAAAAGCATACAGTACAGCGCAAAAAGTATCATCAGGAATTGCCAGTAGAGCTTGAAGAAAAGAAATTAGCTCTACAGGAAAAATACAGTGATATAAACAAGGCTGTATCTGTAATTGATCAAATTGAAGAAAGAGATATTCTAATGATTTTAGATGACTACTCAAAATCATTAGAACTTGATTTATATCATATTGCCGAAAGTTTTCACATCTCACCAGTAACCTTAAATAAAGTTCTCACCTCGGACAAATACAAAGAAGCCTATGAAATAGCGAAAGAACGCCGTAGTGCTGTATATGAGCGTGAAGGTTACCATGTCGCACAGTCACCCTGGAAGAAGATCCAAAACGGTGAGGAAGTATCTATGGTAGAAGTGGCAGCTGCTAAGTTGCTGTCTAATTACTGTTTAGCTGTCTCACAAGCAAGTGCTAAGAAGAACTCTAACGAAGGTGGTGTTTCTGTTGTCGTTAATACGGGAATTTCATTAAAGATATGAGCGTAATTCAAAACATTACTTATGATTGGAAGCCTCGTGAATGGCAGCAAAAATGTATTGATACACAGAAACGTTTTACTGTGTTAGCCGTACACAGACGTGCGGGAAAAACAACCTTCGCTATCAATGAGCTTGTGTTATCTGCAATAACAAAAAAAGGTAATTACGTTTATATTTGCCCTGTTTATAAGCAAGCAAAGATGGTCGCATGGCAACCTTTAAAAGAAGCTGTTGCTATTTTTAAAGATGTTGTTAATAAATGCGGTAAAAGCGCTGAAATTGTAGAAATTCGAGAATCAGAAACAAAAATTAACTTTACCTGGAACGGCTCAACGATTTTTCTTTTAGGCTCTGACAACTTCGATGCGGTTCGTGGTTTAAAGCTTGCGGGTGTTGTGCTTGATGAGGTTGCACAGATGCCGAAAGGCTTATGGAACGAAGGTATCCGTCCTGCGCTATCAGATTCTAAAGGTTGGGGCTTATTCATCGGAACTCCTAAAGGCATCAACCTTTTTTCAGAGCTTTTTTATCGTGGTTTAGATCCTGAATTTTCTGATAACTGGACAAGCTCAAGATTTACTTATTTGGAGACAAACGCTATTGATCCTGACGAAATGGAGGCGATCAAAAAAGAAACTCCTGAGGAAGTATTCAAGCGTGAGTATCTCTGTGACTTTAACGCATCAGCTATTGATCAGCTTATTAGTTATGAGCTTGTTAAGTTGGCTAGTGAGCGTGAAATTAACTTCAACTCTATAAAACACAATCCTCTCATCATGGGCGTTGACGTTGCAAGATTTGGTAATGACCGCTCTGTTATCTGTTTTAGGCAAGGTCTCTTAATTGAAGAACCTTTAGTTTATAAAGATTTGTCATTAGTAGAGTTTGCACGAGTTGTAAGACAGCAAGCTGTGTCTAGGCATTGTCACGAAATTTATGTTGACGGCACAGGTGTTGGTGGCGGTGTAGTAGATATTCTAAATTCACAAGGTATCTATGTAAATGACGTCAACTTTGGCAAAAAATCTTTAGATCATCAATACAAGAACAAACGCACTGAAATGTGGTGTCGTTTAGCAGATTGGATCAATCGTGGCGGTTGCATACCAAAAAATACAGATTTAATCACTGAAATCGCAACTCCGTACTTCGATGTTACTGATGACAATCAAAAAATCTTAGAAACAAAAAAACAAATTCGTGACCGTTTAGGCAAGTCACCTGATATGGCTGATGCACTAGCTTTGACTTTTGCTGAGGATATACCAGTGTGTGATTTAACAGAATACGAAAAGGAAAAGCTATTTTACAGAAGTGCTAGAAAGCAACGAGTATCAAACAATCCTTTTGAGGAGTTCGAGAATGAAATTTGTAGCAGAGAAAATACCTTTAACACATTTATTTAAAACAGAAGGAGCAAAGGAGTTAATCCTTGATTATGCCCGCAACGGAGTTAATCCCTTTGCTGATAAAAAAAGCTCTGATGATGAAATTTTTGAAAGCATAAAAGAAGCTTATAAAGGCAAAGAAGATGACTATCATTCATACCTTTTCCTTGATGAAAATCATATCCCTTGTGGTTTGTTGGTGTTTTGGACAGTTTACGATGAACACGTCAGAGGCATAGTTGCTGAGGTTGATTCTATTTTCTCTACTGAGAAAAGCAGAAAAAAAGGTTGTGGAGCAGTCATTTTACAAACATTGAAAAAAGAGGCGCGCAACGTTGGCTGTAGAGGTATTTATTTATGCACACCATACGGAACAGAATTTAGCAAGGCTTTAGCTAAAAGATTTTTGCCAGTGTTCCAAATTAGTTATATGAGGGTTTAAGAATGTCACTTTTAGGATCATCAAAGTATGTAGCTTTAAATGCTTATATGAAAGATGTTGCCGCTTTACAGCGTCATGGAGAATCAAGCGCTATAGCAATAAACAACAATCCTTTATACAACAACGTAGCTAAGTTCATGCACAATTGGCACACCGCATATAACGCAGGTGATGCTGACAAAGCTAATGAGCTGATAAACAGTCCTATGGGCGTGTTTATGTCACAGGCTGATAACGCTGGCGGTGCTTGGCAGAATTGGCGTTCTAACGCATTAAGCGCAACTAATCAGCTAATGCTAGATAAACAAAAAGAAGCTAACGAAGCTCAAATGGCACAACAGAAGGAAGAACTAGCTGCTAAGAGTGATCAACAGCAACAGCAAACAATTAAAAGTCAGCAAACAGCAAAATACTATCATCAGCAAGATACAAAGAACTCTTCAATTTTAGCTGACAAAAATTCAAGTGGTTCAAGTGTGAATAACTCATTAGGAGCTAAAGATAGCTATTTCAATGATGATGAGATTGAGGAGTGGTATTAAATGGGAAGTGCAGTTGCAGCAGCGGCTTTAATCGCAGGTACAGCAAGCGCTTATAGACAATACAGCGCACAAAAAAAAGCAATGCAGGCTCAGGAGCAATATCAAAGACAAGCGCTCCAACAGCAACAGCAAGCTATGGAGTTACAGAGACAACAGGCTCAACAGCAACAGGAACTTCAACAGCAACAGTTAGCTTTGCAAGAACGTGAGCAAGAAGCGTCTAATCAACGTTTTAATCAGTACAACAAAGATACATCTAATTATCAGAGAAAGCCAAATTCAATCAATGCGACTGATCTTACAAAAGGTAAGGCTGACAGCGGTCAAACAATCGCCTTAAATCTTACAGGTGATGATGACGAAACAGATGAGTGGTATTAGCAATGAGTGAGTTTTCAACAGGCACTGAACAAAAGAAAATTGATTTAATTTGCTCACGTTGGCTTGATCTAAAGTCAAAGCGATCATCATACTTAAATCAATGGCGATCAGTATCACGTTATGTTTCACCGTTCAGCGGTCGTTTCGATATTACTGATAAAAACAATGTTCGTGACACACGCTTTATCTTAGATGCTGAGGCTAGTCACGATCTAAATATTTTGGCTAGCGGTTTAATGAGCGGTGCAAGTTCACCCGCTCGTCCATGGTTTAAAGTTGAACCTAACGATCAAGCTTTGAATAATGATTATTCAGTCATTGAATTTTGCGATGCTGTTAATAAAATACTTTTAAAAGTATTCAGTGCAAGTAACACATACAACACATTACATTCAATGTATCGTGAGCTTGCTTTGTTTGGTATTGCTTGCGATTTGGTTTATGACAGTGACGAACACGGCATTCAGCATCATCTTTTATCAGCAGGTGAATACTGTGTTGATGTTGATAATAATGGTGAGATTGACACCTTATATCGAAATTTCACTTTAACAACTGCACAGGTTGTAAAAGAGTTCGGCTATGACAATACACCTAAAGAAATTCAAGATACGTACAATCGTGGTGATTTAGGCAGTTATTGGGAGTTTTTACACGCTATTGAACCTCGCATTGATCGTGATCCTAAAAGTAAATCTAATAGCAACAAAGCTTGGGCTAGTTACTATTGTTCACTCTCTACACGACCTGCAATTATTAGAGAAAGTGGATATGATTACTTCCCCGCTTTAGTCCCTCGTTGGGACGTGTTGGGCACAGATGCTTACGGAACATCACCATCTATAAATTGCTTGCCTGACATTAAACAGCTTCAGCAAGAAACATTGAGAAAAGCTGAGATAATCGACCATTTATCAAAGCCTCCTCTTCAAGTTCCTAATTCAGCTAGACAATCGCCTATATCTTTAGCTACAGGCGCAATTAACTATACACAGTCAACATCACCTGAGCAGATGATACGACCTATTACACAAGGTATCGGAGACGTAAACAGCCTTACAGCAGACATTGCATCTATTAAAGACAGTATCAGACGCTCCTATTTTGTTGACTTGTTTCAAATGGTTGGCTCAACGGCAGGTGATCGCAGAACTACCGTAGAAATTTACGCATTACAACAAGAGCAGATGTTGTCACTGGGACCAGTAGTAGAGCGTTCACAGAATGAGCTTTTAGGTAGATTGGTAAATCTTACTTTTAGAAAACTAGGTGAACGTGGTTTATTACCTGAGTTGCCACCTGCCTTAGAGAATAAGCCTTTGACAGTTGAATTTACATCCGTATTAGCTCAATCACAAAAATCAGTGGATATTAACTCTGTAGATAGATTAGTTAGTGCGATTTCCGCTGCTGCACAAATCGCTCCTGAGGTTTTAGATCGTATTGATCCTGATGGATATGTTGATGAATATCGTGATCGTTTGGGTGTTGCACCTAAGATTTTACGCAGTCGTGAAGATGCGCAGAAGATTAGAGAACAAAGAGCACAGGCTCAACAGCAACAACAGCAATTACAAGAACAGAATATTCAAGCTCAAACTCAATCAACTATGGCACAGGCTCAAAAGAATGGCGCAGATGCTAGCTTGGCAATGCAACAACTTGATGATGTAGGCGGAGGCTCACTTCTATGAATTTAGACTATGAAAGCGAAATTGAAAACAACGAAAAGCTGGTTGAACAAACTAAGCGTTTAGTTGTTTCTTTAAAAGCATTAACAAAAACAGTTGATGGGAAAAGAGTTTTAAAAGGCATTTTAGATATGTGCCCTTCACAAGATTGTTTTTCTACTGATTCAAACACAATGGCTTATCAGTGCGGAAGAATGGCGATTGGGCTTGAATTAAGAAATTTTATAAAAATACATTGTGGAAATGATTTATTAAGCAGTATCGAAAATACGGAGATTTAATTTATGGAAAATTCAGAACAGACAACTACTCAAACTACAGCGAATACACAAGGACAAACACAAGCACCAGTAGTAGATAACGCTCAAAATCAGAATACTGAGACAGAGCAACAGGTAGTGTCAACTGAACAATCTAATCAGCAATCAAATCAGGAAGCTGAACAAGAAAACGCTGCATTAAAAGATTTCGCAGACAGTTTAAATGTTGATGAACAGGAACAGGCAAAAGAGCCTGAACAACAGCAACAAACAGCACCTGAGCATTACGTTTTAAAAAATGCAAATGGCGAAGATGTCGAACCTCAAGAATTAGAGATGATGTCACGTATGTTTAAAGATGTGAACTTATCTCAGGAACAGGCACAAAAGCTTTATTCAGCATACGAAAAAGAACAAGGTTCTTTTATTGAGCAGTCACAGAAAGCATTTAATCAGATGCGTGATGATTGGTTCAATCAAACAATTTCTGATCCTCAACTTGGTGGACAGAATATTGGACAAACAAAGCTGTGCATTAAGCGTGTAATGCAACAGTGCGGAAATAAAGAACTATCAGAATTTTTAAATAAAACAGGCTTAGGCTTTAATCCTGAAATGGTTCGCTTTATGACTAAAGTCGGTGAACTGTTAGGCAATGACAATCATTTTGTGCAAGGTCAAGCTCCTGTAGTTGTTAATCCTTTAAAAGCTAGATATAAGAACTCACCTGAGCTTTTTAAATAATTAAAAAAATTAAACAATCAAACAAACAAAACCTAGGAGAAATCTAAATGACTGCTGTAAATCCAGTATTGCAAGAGAATGACAGAATAACTCTTGCTGACTACCGCAAGCGTTTTGGTGGTGAAGATGGTATCGCAGATGTTGCCGAAACTTTGAACGAAAGTAATGAAGTTATGCAAGATATTGTCTATAAAGAAGGCAATATGGATAACGGCGATCGCCAAACTTACCGCCTGTCATTACCTGACGTTTACGAAAAAGTGTTTAACAAAGGTACAAAAGCGTCAAAATCAAGCGTAGGAACTGTAGAAGAAACCTGCGCTTTAATTGAAGCTAGAGCAGAGGTTGACGTTGACTTAGCCGAATTGAACGGTAAGGCAGCACAGCTAAGAGCACAGGAAGATAAAGCCTTTATTGAAGCTATCGCACAGAAAGAAACTTATTTGTATTTCAAAGGAAATACTGATAACGGCAATATGTTTGACGGCTTTGAGCGTAGATACAACACTTTAAATCAGAGCAAAGATTTACGTGCTACTAATGTTATTGATGCGTCAAACAAAGCAGGAGCAACTGCTCTTAAAGGAAAAAATCTGTCTTCAATCTGGCTTGTTGGTTGGGGCGATGATGTTTATAGTCCTTATCCTAAAGGCTCTAAAATGGGCTTAAGAGTAGAAGACAAAGGCGCAATCTTCTTGCCTGACGAGGAAGGCAACGTGAACGAAGTGTATACTACAATGTACAAAAAGTCAGTTGGCTTAATGGTGAAGGACTGGCGCAAGGTTGTTAGAATTTGTAACATTGACGTAGATATGTTACGTACTAATCAAGGTGTAGGTAATCCTGATTTACAAAAGCAAGGTTGGAACTTAATTACTTTGATGCTTGATGCTATTACCAAGTTACCAGCAGACGCAAAAGGCAATTTCAAGTTCTATATGAACCGTGATGTTTTTGCAAGCTTAAACTCATTGTCATTACGTTCTGATACTAATGTTATCGAATGGAAGAAAGCAACAGACGCTTTTGGCAAGAATGGCTCATGGGCTAATTTCCAAGGTATTCCTATGCGCCGTGTAGATCAATTAACTAACGATGAAGCTATCGTAAGTTAGGAGTAAATAAAATGATTAAAGATGCAAGAGCGTTTTTCTCAGACGAACAGGTTGTGACTGAAACAACCTATTCACAAAAGGCTTATGACTTTATGGCAGCATGGGACCATGCGATCGGAAGTCAGTTATATGTAACTTGTATTTGTAACGGCGATTTTGCAAAAGATCTACGTGTACAAGTTGTAGGCTCAACTGACGGTAAGACATGGGATGTAAAGCATCCACTAGGTGACAGTGGTGTTTATGCTAAGGAAGATCTTAAAACTAATAAGACATTCCCGATCCATGTTGTCGAGACTGGTCAGAAGTATAGATACGTAACTTTATTATACATTCCATCAACAGGTGGAGTGGAAGATACAAACGTATCATCACCTACTGAACCTGATTTAACTAACTTTGCTGTAGCTCACAAAATCGGTGAAAAGCGTGAACCTAAAGCTAATGCAATTACTGCATTCTTTGGAACTATCGCTGCTATCTCACCAGTTGTTCGTTATGCTAACTCTGATAAGTTTACAGGTTAGTTTGTAAAAAACTGAAGTAGGAAAGGGTACATATTAAGTTATGTGCCCTTTTTGTTTATATGGAGTAGAGAATGACTGCTGCTATTGATATTTGCAATAATGCTTTAGATTTAGTAGGTCAAGGCTTGCATATAGAAAGCTTTGACGATCAATCTAAAGAAGCTGATTTATGTAAAAGAAATTATCAACAGGTAGTTGATCGTGCATTAACTAAGTTTAATTTTTCGTTTGCTAGAAAAGATGAACTCATTTCTGAAAAAAATCTGATTCAAAACGTTGTATCTATTCCGTATAAATACACATATTCAATTCCAAGTGATGTGATGAATATCTTGTATCTTGAACCTTATCGTAAAGAAGGAGAAGAGACAATTAATATTAAGACATTGAAGTTTAATTTCAGAGTTATTGACGTAAACAAAAAGAAACAACGTTGTATTGTAACTAACAAAAAAGCGCCTTTTGTTATTCAATATCAAGCCTTTATTGATGATCCTAATTTATTTTCAGTTCAATTTACAGAAGCTGTTGAATATCTTTTAGGTGCACGATTAGCAAGTGCACTAATTCATGGAAACACTGGTATTAGCATCAGTAATACTTTGATGCAACAAGGCATTATGTTTTTACAGCTTGCAAGCAGTCAGGATAATCAACAGGGCGCAGACAGTATCAAAGATAATCAATGTTCATTCATAGAGGCTCGCTATGGTTACTAAAGTTATACAAAGAGGTTTTGGAGCAGGTGAGATCACACCTAGCCTTTTTGCAAGAACTGACTTAAATCAATATGCAATGGGAAGTCGAAAGTTAGAAAATTTTATTGTACTTCCTCAAGGTGCTGTTAGAACTAGAGCGGGTTTCCGTTTTGTAGGACAGGCAATAAATAGTAATTTGCCAGTGCGCTTAATTCCATTTAGGTACAGCTCAGAACAAACTTATGCTTTGGAGTTTGGCGATAAGACATTACGCATTATTGATCATGGACAATATATAGCAAATAACAATGGCGATGTTTATCAAATCTCAACACCTTATGCAGCTGTTGATCTAGCAGACATTGACTATGCTCAAAATGCAGATGTGCTCACTTTAACCTCACCTGAATATATGCCTTATGAGCTTAGAAGATACGGCTATAATGACTGGCGTTTTGTGGCTGTGTCTGTTACTCCTAACGTAACACCACCAAAAGGCTTATCTTACACTGCTATTTATCCTAGTTCAATGACAGATAGTGAAGAAAAAACTAAGGATAAAATCGAATGTAATTATGTTGTAACAGCTGTAGATGCTAACGAAAAAGAATCGCTTGCAAGTTCTAACCTTGTTGCTCGTGGAAATTATTATATCAGTGGTGCAAAGATTCGTGTTCAATGGCAAGGCGTAGCAGGCGCTAGTTATTACAAAGTTTATAGAATGGTAGCTGGCATTTATGGCTTTATTGGAGAAACAGAAGAATTATATATTGACGATGAAGGAAACAATCCTGATACTACTACTACACCACCTAAATATAAGAGTGTGTTTACTCAATCTGTAAAAGGACAAATAAGCACAATCACTATCAATAATGGCGGTAGTGGTTACTACTACGGCTTAAACAGTAATACTTATTACTTGCCTAGAGTTATTACAATTCGTACAGTGCCTCCTTTAGTGTCAGCAAAAGCTAGCTCTAAAGATGCTGATGCGGTTACAAAGTTTTCACCTAGTGTGACATTAGAAGTTTTAGACGGTTCAAGCGGTCAGGTATATTTATCTTCTAACATTGAACTTACAACAAAAGTAGTCTCTTCTACTGTTGAAGACGAAGGCTATCTTTTTTATGAATTTAGAAAGATTGCTTACATTGATAAAATTAAAAACATCAGATTAACACAGGACGTGTTGAAAGTTCCTCATGCTATCTTTAGATTAAAAGTTGATAAGAGTACAGGAAGCATTGATTACACCATTTCTGACAGTGCTTTATCAACAGCAAATTCTTATAAAGACAATGAGCTGTTTAAACAGTTCTACAGTAACGGCATTACGATTGATAATTTACGTTCTCTATTTGCTCAGGAAGACACAACAGTTCAGCTTGATTTGAACATCAAATCTAATGACGAAGGTCACGGCGCAACAGCTTATGTCATTGCTAGAAATGGCGTTTTAGTGAATGCTAAAGTTTCTAATGGCGGTTCTGATTATTCACAACGACCAACCGTTACTGTCTTATCTTCAATAGGCTGGGGTGCTGTATTAACTCCTAATTTACAGAACTCTACAGATAAAGATTATCCAGGTGCCGTTGCACAATACGATCAACGCAGAGTATTTGCAGGATCATATAATAACCCTCTTCGTGTTTGGTTTACAAATGCTGGTTATCAAGATTTGATGGTGTATCACTTACCTAGCCTTGATACAGATAGAATTGAAATCACAGCAGTAACTTCTGATGCTGATAGAATTAAGCATTTAGTCGCAGTAGATTCTTTATTGTTATTGACAGGTTCAAGTGAGCTAAGAGTTTTTACACAAAACTCTGATGCGCTAACTCCTAGCTCTGTTGCGGTTCGTGCTCAGTCGTTTATCGGAGCGAACAAAGTCCAGCCTTTAATCTGCAATAACACTGTGATTTACGCTTCACAGCGTGGCGGTCACGTTCGAGCATTAGGGTACAATTATCAACAAAGCGGTTATACATCTAGTGATATTAGTGTGCGGGCACCTCATCTTTTTGATGGTAAGGACATCGTATCTTTAGCTCTACAAAAATCACCTATTCAAGTGCTATGGGCTGTAACATCTGACGGTGTGCTGCTGTCATGTACATTCACACCTGAACAATCACAAATCGCATGGGCTAGACATTCGACTTTAAACGGTAAGTTTGAATCGGTTTGTTGTATTTCGGAAGGCACAGAAGATCATTTATACGCTGTTGTAATTCGAGATCAAAAACGTTACATCGAACGCATGAGTAATTTTCAGGTATCTAATGCAACTGCAACCTATCGTTATCTTGACTGTTATCTTGATGGTGTATTTTCTACAGCAAAATCACAAATCAGTGGTTTATCTCATTTAGAAGGAAAAACTGTTTCTGTTTTTGTTGACGGCAAGCAACAGAGTAATAAAAAAGTTGTACAGGGAATGATAAATTTAGATACAGCAGGAAAAAATATTGCAGTCGGTTTACCTATTGACTACAACTTTGTTTCAGTTCCTTTGATTGTTTCTAATACTGAATCTGAATTACAGGGACGAACAAAAAACATTTCACAAGTTCAGTTGAGAGTTAGCTATGAAGGTGACTTGTATTCACGTAATTATCCACACGGCAAAGAGTACATGTGTTCTAAAGTAGATCAATACAGTACACCTACAGATGATGATTCTTATTTAGTTAAAGTCGTGATTGATGGTGCTTGGGAGGAACAATCACAATTTGCAATCAGCCATAAAGACTGTTTGCCAGTGGAAATTCAAAGCGTGATCTTAGCAGTATCTTATGAAGACGGGAAATAACGATGGCAATACCACAATACACACAAGCTAATTACGGCTCTTATTTGCAAAACACAAGAGTATCTATTCTTAATCAAAATACATCAATTAGTAGCAATCAGTATTCACAGAAAGCAATGAATACTGGCACTACAAGAATGAAAAACTATGCTGATAAGATACCAAATAAAAACGCATGGACAACTATCGCAAAGGCAGCAATTTATGCTTCTGCTGAGTTTATGTCCAGTATGCAACAAAGACGCTCTTTAGAGGCTAATTCAAGCAATGCTTTTTATCAGGCTCAACAGGCTAACCTTAATGCAGAGCTTGCAAAGTTAGATAAGCAGAACTTAGATGTTGCGACTGTAGTGGCTCAATACGATGTCTATAATCAATATCGCATGGGCGAAATTCAAGCTATGGAACAAGGCGTTGAAGATGCACAGAAGATAGCATCTCAACGAGTTCAATCCGCATCAAGTGGAGTTCAAATGGATAGTGGTTCTAAAGCAGAACTAGATCAAACAAACGTATTAAGTGCAAAAATCAATCAATACATTATTCAAAAAAACACAAACAGCAATGCAGCACAAGCAAGGCAACAAGTCTATGCTTTGATGCGTCAGGCTAGTGATGCTCAAATGCAAGAGGCTAATTATCGAGCACAAGCTCTAATTGCTACAGGTGAAGGCGTTGCTTATAACACTATGGCTAAATCAATCAAGCCTTTGGAAAATGCCTTTTGGGGTGCTACCGACAGTTTGCTTAACACTTGGGGTGGTGGTTCGTCAGCAGGTGGCAAGAATTGGTCACAGATGTTTTCTTTTAAGTAAAGGTGGAGTATGGCTGTTTTATTACCAACACAAAATCTGAATATAAAAAATTCTGCAAGCTCATTAACTTTTCAGAACTCACCTAAATTGCAAATACAGAGAACGGACACATCAGTTCCTTTTAAGATTGATGTAACTCAAAATTTAAAGTTTGCAAAAAGCGCTTTAGATGTTATTGAAAAATATCAAGAAAACATTAGAACTAAGGCAAAAGAAAACGCTTTGTTGTCAGCTCAAAATGATGCGAGCGTTGAGTTTAACAATCTTTTAAGAGATTACAAAAATTTAAAAGGTCAAAACGCTGTTGATGCTTTACCTGAATATCAGAAAAAATTAGAGAATTTAAAAAAGAACTACAGCGATGCATTTAAAGGTTATGGTGATGTTGCTCATAACTTCAATAAGTGGTTTGATGATAAAACAAACAGTTTTGGTATTGAGTTAAAAAACTATAATGACGCACAGATTGAAGCCGTGAATAATGCTGAAATGAAAGGTAGAATTTCTAATTCAGCAAACACTTTAACAGAACACTGGGGATCACCTTTAGAAGATAAGTATTATCAAGAGTATGTTTCTGCAACTAATGCTGTTTTAGAAAAAAACGGTTATGTGCCAGGTGGTGAAGAGTGGCAAGCAGAGCAAAGAAAAATGGCTGATGAGGTCACCAAAATTGCTGTAGGTAATCAGATCTTAAATAAGAATTTTGGAGGCGTCATTGCTTCTTTGAAACGTTGGCAGCCTCGAATATCAGCTGATGCTTACAATGATTTATTAGCTAAGGCTATTAAAGGAGCTGAAGACGAACAGGAACGACAGGAACGCAAGGCTTTATTACGTGAACAAAGGCAAACTAATTTAGAACTAAAACGTGAACGTGAAGCTTTACGTGCTATTCAGCCTTTAAATGCTGTAGAACAGTTAAGATTTAAAGATGCTCACAAAGATGCAACTTTTGAAAAAATGAAAGAGTTGTTCATGATCAAGAACAACAAAAAAGAAGATGATTTATCTGCAACTGATTATAACGATATTCAGATTATGACCGATGGTGACTTATCAAGGCAGGTCATTGAAGAAAACGCTAGACGTAAAGCTGTATCAGATACTGATTCTATTTTAGATAATAACCTGTCATCAATTCTTTATGCCAAACAAACTAACGGAGAACTTAAATATAAAAATAGAGACGACCTCTATTTGAATATTGACGATCTTAATTTAAGAAGTTCTCTTATTGTCCAGTATGGAGACAAAGAAAAACTGAATACTAAGTTAGCAATGCTTTATGACAATATGAACAATAAAGCTAACTACAGATTAAGTGCTTTTATATCTACAGCTAGTGATGATGTTCTTGATCTATTTTATGGGACCCCTGAAAGACAAAAAGAAACAGAACTTACTTATGGAACAATTCCTTTGAATGACCAAAAAGCACAAGCCCGCATTCTTAAAATTCAACAACAACATCAAGGAACATCAATAAAGAAAGGTGATGCTTTATCTAGTCGTGTATTAGATGAGTTAAACATTAAAAGCAATGACTTATTCAAAGGTGATAACTCATCAAAGTTTATGTTCATTATGCCAGTGGCACAAGATCTTTTTACTACTTATGTGAACAGTAATCTTGTTAAAAAAGATAAGAATGGAGCTGGAGTTCCTGACATATCATCACTTAATCCAAAAGAAATTTCTAATGCTATTGAATTTGTTATCAGAAGTCCTGAATTTGAACAGTCTAAACAGGACTATAAAAACAGCAAAGATGTGATTGATAACACCTACGATGATCTAGATGATAACAACTTGCTGAATGACACCTTCTCTAAAGATGAGGTTAAGTCTCAGCTTTGGCAGTACCAGTCACAATACTACAGAGACAACGGCACATATCCAACATCAAGGCAGCTCTATTTAGATTTTGTTAATAAGCAAAAATCTAAGTTATCTGATAGAGAAAGAATGATAAAGTAACTTAATAAACTAGGTATAATAAACAAAAATCAAAGTATGTGAGCTTAAGTTCACACTGTACACATAAGGTGATAAAAGATGTCTGATAATTTACAACAGCCTATAGGCAATCAAAACGTAGAGTTTACAAAAGAGCAAACAGAGGCTATAGACAGTCAGCTACAAAAGAAATTATCAGCATCACCTGCTCCTATTTTTTATTCTGATACTGTATCTGACGGCATCTCACAGCAAACAAAGAATTACATCAGAGGCAATACACGTGATGTATGGAAAGATGCTGCAATATCACTTCCTGTCTTAGACGAAAACTCTACAGACGAAGAAAAGAAAAAGTATGAAGAGTTAAGCTCAGTCAAAGCTAATGCTAGAGGCGCTTTGGCTTTTGCTGAATACAATGTAAATACAGACAAATCTAAGCAGAAACAGTTTGAGGAGCTGTCACGTTTCTATGGTGCAAACGTATCATCTAACGATGCCGATATTGTTCAACGTTTAATGTCTCAGAAGTTAATGAATGACTGGGTTAAAACATTTGACGAGTACGGTTTACCTGACAGCAGTATTATCAATAACGCTAAAATCAGAAGTAACTTTGATCCTGAAACTTATAAATACTTTAAGACAGCTCAACAGGTTCAGCAAGATTCTAAACTCTTTTCTGATTTAAGACGTTCATTTGCTTTAAATACAGAGCTTAGAAATCTTAATAATGAAAAGATTAATGATGCTGTAGATAGTTTATCCAGTTCTGAATACATTGGTTATCTAAGTGACACTTTACATGGTCGCAATACTCAGCTTAACTCAACAAACAAAGGCATGAGTAACGAAGAGTATGAGGAACGCAAAGCTCAAATCATAGACAGATACTCACGAGATACAGACGGTATTAAGCAGAGCTTATATGACTTGTTCTCTGACATGAGATATTCTCTAGGCGGTTTAAATCTAGTTGATGATTATCGCCAGGCACGACGTCGTGAAATGGAAGAGATCATAAAGAACAATCCTAACATCACGGACAAAGAGCTAGCCTTAGCATTGCACAATTCTAATTCAGGTTCTAACTCTGTAATTCTTAATGCACTAAGTATCATGCTGTTTAAAGGTGCTGGTGAGTACACAAAGATTTTAGGACAGGCTACAGCTAAAACTTTGTCTAAGTTAGGTGTAGATGTATCGGCACGTGTGCCAAAAGTCGCACAGCAGGTGTTAGGTCATACTTCTAACATTGCTATTAACACAGCACAGAACACAGCCTTTTCTAAGATTGATGATGCTAACGTTAAATACAATGCACGTGTTGACGTGGGGCAATCACAGCTAGAAAGTTTGGCGCAAATTCCATCTGATTTAGTATCTGATTTAGGCGAGACAGTAACTCAATCTGCTTTAGTATCTGCTTTCTTTGAATCATTACCACTACTTAACAGAGCGCGAGCAAAGGTTCTTAATTTAAAGAAACAGGCTAACGCTAGAGTTGCTGATGAGGTTGTTTCTAATTCTCCATTAACTAAAAATGATCCTGCTACCAGTGCTGAAATTTACGATGAACTTCAATCAAGAGGCAGTGACAAAATCTATCTTGATAAAGATGCAGTTACTGATGTTATTAACAGAGCAGATCAAGTAGAAAAGAGCGGTGATACTGTAGGTGTAAATAGAGCTGTTTTAGGTGATGAATTTAACGAAGCCTATGATCGTGCTCAACATGGAAACATGATTGAAATCACACGTGGACAATGGGCAAAATTACCGCAGGAGGTACGAGACGAACTCATCGACTACACAACAACTGAAAATGGTGCACCATTAATTCGTGAGCTGTCAGCCACTTTATCAGACAAAAAGATTGAAGAGATTAAAAATGATATTGCTGATAAAGTTCAACAACGCATTAAACGTGAAGAAGAGATGCGACCTATTCAGCAGGAACTTAACAGAGTTCTAGCTGATAATTCTAAGAATACAACTGTTGAAGAAAACAACGTTCTATCTAAAGGTGTAACTACTTTCTTAAGATCAATGTCTGATATTACAGGTGTTGATGTTTCTACTTTATGGAACAAATTTAAGCCTTTAATTAAGCATGAAAAAGGTGTTGATTTTAGTAAAGTTAAGAACGCAAATAAAAGAAATGAGCGTGGTGTATTAGGTGTTATTGATGATGTGCCAGTTATCAAGCTAAACAGTGAAAGTACATTTACTGATGTGCTACATGAACAGTCACACTGGTTCTTACACACAATGCGTGAGCTGTCTAAGGAGAACAAAGAAGTTCACGATCGTTTAGATAAACTTGTTAAATGGTGGGACAGCACAAAGTCATTAGACACTTTATCAAAAGAAGATTGGGCTAAACTACAGGAGCAATTCGTTGCTAGATTTATTGCTGATACGATTGGCAATAAAAAATCAGACAGCACAATTTTAAATAATTTTAAAAAGATGTTGTCACACAACAAGAATAATGAGCTGTTTAATAAAGAAAACTTAGAAAACTTTGATAAAAAAACAATCACTGAAAAAGCATTTAAACAGAACTACGGCGAAGAGTTAAATCAAGGAACAAAAGATTTTAATGATTTTGTTGATTCTCTTTTTGAATCAGAACAGCTCTATAAAGAACAGATTGAGCAATATCCTATTGATGATTTGTTAGGTGATATTGATAGTTCACCTCTACCTGATGAAGCTAAACAGCTATTTAAAGACACAGTAAAGAGTGACTTAATCAATCATCATGCTGCTTTAAAAGGTTTGATTGATGAGTTAGCTATTAAGAAGTTTTTAATCGGCTTGGTTAATGGTCGTTCTTTAGACAAACTAAAAAGACAAATTATCAAAAAGAACATGGCTAAACTTCCACGTGAAGATTTAGAAAAACAATTAGTTGCTTTAGATAACTTAGCAAAGAAGTATGAAAAGGTAAAAGAAGAGCAGAAACAGCTATTAAAAAATGATCCTCGTACTATTTACATCGAAGATTTAAAGACATTACCTATCTCATTAAAAGACAAGAATGTTCCTAAATACATTGAAGACAAGCTCAAAGCTAAAAAGATTGTTGATAATGATACAGGCATCGAAGTTAGAGAAATCTTAGATGATTATGATCGTTTACCTCAGCAATGGAAAGATGCTATTGATTCAGCTAAGGATAAAGAGCAGGCATTACTTGAATGTATTGCTAACTATTCTATTGAGAATGAAGCTAAACGCATTGCTTACAAGGCAGTTTTAGATAAAGCTATAAAGAAAACACAGCTGGAAGGTGAATTAAAAATCAGTAAAAAGATTAGCTCGATACATCGTCAATTAGGCACACAGATTCTTAAGGCTTTAAAAGCTATAACTAAGACAGGTGAGAATGCCAAAAAGATTTTATTTAACATCAAAAAAATTGCACAAAACGATGTTGATCAATTAGCTTTTAGTGATTTATCTGTATCCAGTGCTCGACGTTTAGCAGCTAGAGCAAATCAGAAAGTCAAAGTATCTTTGGCTCGTGGTGAGTTAAGAGAAGCTGAAAAGCAAACAAGAAACGAACTGTATCAGAATGAAAAAGCTGAATACATCGCAGATACTATTCACTACGTTGAAAAGAAAATGGCTGATTTTAAAGATTTAGCTAGTCGTAATGTAAAAAGAGTAGGTAAGAGTTACGATCCGAACTTAATGGATTTATTAAGAATTGTTACTGATACTATTGGATTAACTGAACGTAAGGCTAACGGTTTTACTATTGGTGATATTGCTGAAATTAAAGAACGTATCTTAAATGAAAGTGACTACTTGGATTCTTTAGGTGAAGAGCAGGCTTTAATCGAACGTGCAAAAATAGAGGCGTTTTGCAACAGAGTTGCTGATGTTGCTAATGATTACTATGCTAATCGTACTGTATCTAAGCTCTATGATTTGATTGAGTTTATGTCTGCACTAAAAGATTATGCACGTAAGACAAAAACATTCTGCGATGGTGAAAAAACTATTGAATTTAAAGACGCACAAGAGCAGTTGGTTAAGACGACTTCTGATTTAAAGACAAAGAAAGCTTCATTAAATGGTGCTAGTCAAGGCAAATCTAAAGGTGTGTTTGCTGCCTTCGGTGCTTTACGTAAAAAGTATGCTTTTCAGGCGGAGCATACAGTAGAACGCTATGACGGAAAAAAGCTTGGTGTATGGCATGAGCTCATCTATGCTCCTATTGAGCGCGGTTATACTCAGATGAAGTTAGCTTTAAGAGATATTACATCTAAGCTTGGAGATAGTTTATCTAAGCTTAAGATTGATAGCCGTGAGATACAGACAGATTTAATCATCAAGAATGAAACAACAGGTAAGAATGAACGTTTGGTTTTAGGTTCTCGTTCAGGACATTTTAACGGTCGTACTACTTTAGAAATTTTAGGTTTACTTTTACACTGCGGCACCAACTACGAAAAGCTAGTGAAAGGTTATGTTGCTGATCCTGAAATTGGAGCTAAGTTTAAAGACGGAACAGAAGTAAATTTAAACAATGACAAATCAGTTTACGCTTGGAAACAAGAACAGTTTAACTCAATGATTCAGTCATTGTGTGATCAAGGTTTTATGACTAAAGAACTTTTAAATTGCTGTAAAGAGATATGGGGAACATTTAAAGAATTAGATCCTAAAGTTATGCAGGCTACACGTGAGCAGAACGGATACGGTTTTAAGCGTTTAGACGGACAGCCTTTATCATTCAAGTTAGCTGATGGTTCGGAAGTTAGTGTAGATGCTGGATATGTTCCTGCTATTCTTAACAATGACAGAGCTGTAACTAAAGCTAGTGAAAACGGAATTGACATCACAGCTACAGGTGCAATGCAAAATCAGATGTCAGTTATGAGCTTAAAAACACCTTCCTTTATTAAAGAAAGAAATCAAAAAGCGTTCCATGCTTTAGATTTAGATCCTGTACATATCATCTCAGGAATTGAACAGGAGCTTAAATTTATTTACTTAACACCTAGAGTAAATGAAGTAAATAAATTATTACATTCAAAAGCCGTTGCAAATGAGATTGAACGTATTGATCCAGGTGCCTTAAAAGAAAGATTTGAGCCTTGGATTAAAACACTTGCAACAGGTCAAGATATTACTCCTGCGTCTTCTAATAAATTCATTCAGTGGATTAGTAGAAAGATGCAAGATACAGGCTTGTCTATTATGGCAGGCTACATTAAGAACGCAGGTGAGCAGTTCTTTGATTTAGCTCCTGTGATGTATGAAGTAGGTTTTACTAATACTATGAAAGGCATAGTAATGGCTACTATGTATCACAATAAATTAAAAGCTGAGATTTGCAAAAACTCTGCATATATGAACTCTCGATTGAATGAAAGTAACAACTCTATCAATGAGATATTTAAGCGTATTCAGCTTAACCCTTTTCAGTACACAAGTAACGGTCAAAAGTTAAAAGCTGGTGCTCAGTGGATTCAAAATTTCAGTCGTGAAAATGCAATGTTTGCTCAGGTTTACACTCAAAGATTTATTGATGAGATCACTTGGTATGGAGCACAGCAAAAGTATTTACACGATCACCCTGAGCAAACTAATTTAACTGAATCTGTTAAATATGCAGACAGTGTAGTTAGAACTGTTTTAGGATCTTACGATCGCCCTGACACAGCTTTAATTGCAAAGTCAAATGCTTGGTACAAGTTATTTACAACATTCACATCTTACTTTATAAATAAGATGAATTTGTTATCAACAAGGCTTGCAAAAAATTCAAGAGAATTTCAAAACTCAAATAAGCGTTTTTCTGATTATATGAACAGGTACGGTCACGATGTATTAGCTATTTCATTCTTTACTTTGTTACCTTCAATGCTATCAGAACTGCTAACACAAACAGTGAATGGCAGTTTAACATCTGATGATGACGATGAGTTTAGAGCAGGTTTATGGAATGTTGCATTATCACCAACTAAATTTGTTGCTAGTGGTAAAGCTCCTTTGATGTCAAATATGGTTGTTTCTCCTTTAGTTGACATGGCAGTTGGTAAACAATATTTCAGTTCTGCTTATATGAACTCACCATTGCTAACTACAGGAACAGCTTTTTTACATTCAGGTGTGAACGTCTATAACGCATCTGTAAATGGCGGTGAGTTAAAATCATCAGATGTCAGAAATATTATGATGGGAACAAGTACCTTGTTAGGTGTTCCTTTTATTGGAACGGCATCACGCCCAGTGCATCACGCTGTTGAGCTATCTAATCGTGAAGTTGAACCTGCTGATAATTACTTCATTGAAGCATGGAAATTTATTCACGGTAGATAAAAATCTATTTAGGAAATGATAGCTTTTTTGGTAGTTAAAACTATCAGGAAAACTATCATGTCCTCATTAAGTCAAGACGAGATAAACAAGCTCACAAGTACACAAAGTACAAGAACAAGTAATGATGCAGTAACTACTTATAAAGGAAACTTTATTGGTGATTTAACAGGCATTGCTTCTTACGCTAAGGCACTACTTAAAGCTTTTAGATTCAGCATTATCGGTGATGATGCCAGTGGTTATGTAGATATTACTGGCGATGCTCCAGCTAATTTAACTTTGGTCGTAACTCATGCAGCTAAAGCAGATTCAGCCGATTACACAGCAAAAGCAGGTGTAGCTTCTTTAGCTTTTAATTCAGATCTTGCAAACTTAGCAACTTTTGCCCTTGAAGCAGGTTGTTTACGTACATTTGTAATTAAGTTCACCGAAGATAGTGCGATTAAAGGCACGATGACATGGGATAGTGATACATCAACCGTCACAATGAAGATTGATAAAGTGGACTTAGCAAAGGCGGGTGTAACTTTAGTTGATAATATTACTTTAGCTGATACAGAAAAGTTTGACAAAACTAAGTTGTACTTTGATGTTCCTAATTCTGCTTTATGGTTCTATGACAATCAATCAAACGTTTGGAAAAATTTATTACAGTACATTACAGATTACTTAGTAACTCTTACTAATAAAGACACAGAACAGCAGGCACAGATTGACAAAAACACAGAAGACATTGCTGATTTACAGCCTACAAAGTACACAGTTACATTTAACAATAAAACATACTCAATGCGTAATACTCTGATTGACGAGGTGTCAAATGGCTAATGAAAAAGAATGGCAACAAGACATAAGTACAGCTGTTGATGCTCATACTACTAAATTGTCAGATCATGAAAATCGCCTTAATCAGGCTGAAACAAACATCGCCGACCATGAAAAGCGTATTGATAATATCGAAACAACATCTGATGTAGGTCAGTTTGCTACACGTATTCAGGCTGTTGAAGAAAAGAATACAGAACAAGACAGTGCCATTGACACTTTAAAGAAAAATGTATCAGATAATTTACAAACAGCAAAGCAATACACAGATACAAAGTTAGCTGATTATGCCACTAAAACAGAAAACAGTGACACCTTAGAACAGGCTAAACAATATACCAACTCAAAAGCAGATTCTACTTTAGAACAAGCTAAAACAGATGCCTCTCAAAAATATTTTCCTTTAACAGGCGGTGCGCTATCAGGTTCAACGATTGCAAGAACAGTTGACGACAACTGTATAAATATATATTCAGGCACACAACCTAAAGGGGCTTGTTTAATTATGTCAGGAAAAGATCGTCCTACATGGGGAGGTCAATTTCATTTATTGAGTACAGACGATACACATGAATATAGACTTATTGGCACTCCACAAGGTACACTCACATGGGATAATAAACATTTAATTCGCTCTGTTAATGGTATTTTTGCAGAGACAAACGGAAATGTGAATATTGCCAGTGTAACATCAGCAAAACAAGACGGTAACGGAGATAACATAGCATCAACTTACGTTAAATTAGCATCAGCTCAAACTATTTCAGCACAACATAATTTTTCAGCAGGTGTAAAAATCGGCGGTTGTTTAATTACAGTAGGTTAATATGGCGCGCATAAAATTTAATGTAAATGGAACAA